AAGTTGGTGGCAAAAAAGTTCCAAAATTTGCTGCTGACGGCAAAGGCGCTAAAGACTTAATGAAAAAAACTAAAGGCGGTGCTATCAAAAAAGCCAAAGGTGGCGCACTAATGAAGAAAAAGAAGCCTACGGGCGGATGATTAGTGGCTCATTTAATAAGCAACATCCCGTATTTTAAATGCTGGGTGCGTAAAGAATTTACATGTGACCACCAACGATATCATGGTGAGTTTTTACATGCGCTTGCTATAGCGGTAAACACAATTCCGGACAGATCTTTGAGTTTTCAAGTGGTTTTTACTGGAATTACAGACACTTCCGATGACGTTGAGTCTAACGTCCACGGAGGAGCGATGTGGGCACGTATGCCAATACAAGCATTGGTAGCTGATGTGCCTTTAGATGATTGGCCTGACAGGATGGAAGATCATCTTTGTCAGCCGTGGGACTGCGAGTCTATTGATCACAGTGTGATTGTTATAGACCGTGTTAGCTCAAGCCCGTGGATAGCTAAAGTTAACCACGAGTTTTATGAAGCGCGGTATGTCATGACTATAGATTATACCGGCAACAGTATCGCAGACTCTCCAGATCAACATAAACAAAGTCATTTGTTATATCTGACAGAGGGTCCGTGGGCAGGTAATATGGTGGCACTACCAAATAACCGGGTAAGAGCCACTTCGCCCGCGTTATGGAACACAGGAGACGGTGCGCCTGACTTTACGCCCAGCCAATATACACACACGGCGGAGGGGCACAGTAGTTATACAGACCCGAACATAACGTTTGATAATCTGTATTCGGAAGGAGTGGAGTGACATGACTACTTCAAGTTCAACAGACTTTGAGTTAGATGTAAGTGACTACATCGAAGAAGCCTATGAACGCTGCGGGCTAGAGGTCCGCACCGGTTATGACCTTAAAACTGCAAAAAGGTCGTTGAACTTGATGTTGGCTGATTGGGCAAACCGGGGTTTAAATCAATGGACTATTGACCAAACAACGGTTTCTCTCACGGAGGGCACTGCTGAATATACGCTTGGAGCGTCTACCATTGATGTGTTGGACGCTGTCATACGAAGAAGTGACACTGATTTTGCGCTGGAAAGGATTAGTAGGGGTGATTACATCAATATACCTACCAAAACCACCAAAGCGCGGCCTTCTCAGTTTTTTGTAGACCGGCAAATCAACCCTGTTTTGAAGCTGTGGCCTGTGCCCGAAAACAGTACCGATACGGTGATTATTGACAAGCTTGTTCGCATGGACGATGCCGATACGTTTACAAACACTATGGACCTACCTTTCCGGTTTTATCCGTGTTTGGCGGCAGGATTAGCTTACTACTTGGCTATGAAACGAGCCCCAGAAAGGGTTCAACTGTTAAAAGCCGTGTATGAAGAAGAGTTTGATCGGGCGGCTTCTGAGGATAGGGATAGGTCTTCTTTCAACATACAGCCTTCAATGGCCTATTCAAGGGTGCTGTGATGGCTAGATTTGCTAACGGAAAGTTTGCTTACGGAATATCAGATCGTTCCGGGTTTCGTTACAAGCTCAACGAAATGAAACGTGAATGGACCGGCATGTTGGTTGGTCCGGATGAATATGAGCCAAAGCAGCCACAATTAGAGCCCCGCAGGAAGGCTGTTGATCCGCAGGCTCTTTTGAATCCTAGACCGCAGCCCGAAAACCCAACCAGTGCTTTTTTAGTCAAAACAACGAACAGTATTCGTTATCTGGGAAATGGTAATTGGGCTACAGCTGGGGTGGCGCAACTACCCTCTGAATTGACAAATACGGATGCCCTGGAGGGTTCCGTAGGGTCTGTTACGGTGACAACGACATGAGCTTCACTTACGCAGAATTAAAGCAGGCCATAAAAGACTACACGGAAAACGATGAAACGACGTTCACCAACAATATTCCTGTTTTTATTCGGAATGCAGAAGAGCGGATTCTTAAAAACGTGCAGCTTTCTGAGTTCCGTAAAAATGTCACGGGTAGCTCAACCACCTCAAATAAATTTTTAGATTGCCCTTCTGACTTTTTAGCGCCTTTTTCATTGTCTTTTGAGGTTTCCTCATCAAAAGTTTTTGTCGAGTACAAAGACGTTAACTTCTTACAAACGTTTCATCCTGATGCTAGTTCCACGGGAACGCCCAGATATTATGGGCTATTTGACAGTAGCAATTTTATTCTAGCTCCAACACCAGATGCGGCACTTGTTGCAGAGTTACACTATTTTTACCGCCCTGCCAGCTTGACCAGCTTGAGCGACACAAGTCAGTCGTGGCTTAGTGAAAATGCCCCTTTGGCGCTGTTATATGGCAGTTTGCTAGAGGCTTATACCTTTATGAAAGGTGAGCAAGATGTTTTGGGTTTGTACGCTTCTCAGCTGCAAAATGCCCTAATTGCTCTAAAACAATTTGGAGAGGCTAAAGAGGTAACCGACCAATATATGACGGGCTTGGTTATAAGACCTAAACAATGAACTTTGAAGGGGTTACACTATCACCGGGCATAGTTGAAGTTCAGACTACCCAACATCGTGGCTTCACTCCTGAAGAGGTTGCTGAACGGTGCTTAGACAAGCTTCTCAACATTTCTGATACGGCACCCCCCGCTATTAGAGATCAAGCAATAGCTTATAAGGAGCATATGAGAGCGGTTCTTGTCTTTTATATGAAAGAAGCCGTTCAAAGTGACAGAACTACTGTTAACAACGCTTTGCTTGATGCAGGGCATAAAGACTTGGCTGAACTTATCAGGAGATTATGACATGGCCTTCTCAGGAAACTTCATGTGTACCTCGTTTAAGCAGGAACTGCTCCAGGCGAAACACGATTTTACAAATAGCTCTGGCGATACGTACAAGCTGGCAATGTACACCAACTCAGCCAGCTTCAATGCGGCAACCACGGCGTATACAACCAGTAATGAGATCAGCGGAACAGGCTACTCAGCGGGTGGGGGAACACTGACTAACGTGACTCCGACTACCTCGGGAACCACGGCCTTGACCGACTTTGCCGATCTCACGTTCTCCAGCAGCACCCTGACAGCGCGTGGGGCACTAATTTATAACACCACGGCAGGTAGTGGCAGCGGAACTACAAATACAGTGCTTGTTTTGGATTTTGGCGCGGATAAATCGTCTAGTTCAGGTGATTTTACTATTGTATTTCCAACGGCTGACGCATCTAACGCTATCATCAGGATTGCGTAATCATGGCCTTGGTTGTCGCTGATCGCGTAAAAGAAACCACCACATCGACAGGTACAGGTGCGATTTCGCTTGCGGGTGCAGAACCAAACTTTCGCACCTTCGCCTCTGTCCTGTCGGATGCGGATACCACTTATTACGCCATCATTGATGACACCAACCTCGCTTTTGAGGTTGGCCTGGGAACTTATGCAAGCAGCGGTAACACGATAACCCGCACCACGGTTCTTGCTAGCTCCAACAGCAACAATGCCGTGAACTTTAGTGCGGGAACCAAAGATGTGTTTCTGACCTATCCTGCGGATAAATCTGTAAACAGAGACGCCTCGGGTAATGTGTCGATACCAGCGCAGGGTGATTTGCGCTTAGAAGACGCTTCTGGCGGTCAGTACGTTGCATTACAGGCTCCAGCAACTGTGGGGTCTAGCTTTACGTTTACCCTGCCCTCTGCCGATGGCAGTGCCGATCAGCTACTCAAGACTGACGGCTCGGGCAACCTTAGCTTCACCACGATCAATGCCTCTCCGTCCATTACTGCCACTGCTGATGGCGCTATTGCAAATGGCGACCCCTGTATCATTACATCCGCAGGAAAAGCAAAGAAGGTAACAGGTAGTACCTATCTAAAAGGCGCAGATTTTACATATACGGCAAACGATCCCGCCAAAAACATAGGCATTGCTTACAATCCTGACTTGGATCATTTCCTTGCATTTTCAAAGATTGGTTCTAACAATAAAATTTATTCTCTCATCGTTGACCCGTCCGCAAATACGGTAAGTAATGGTGCCGCCGCTACTATTGATACAAGCAGTACTCAGACCTCGCAATGCGTTATTTACGACACCACGGAAGACGTATTCGTGGTTGCTTACGCTGATGGGTCAAATTACGGCAAGGCTTGTGTGGTCTATCGCAACAGCGGCACCACTTATCTCGCTGGAGCATTAACGACATATCACTCTTCAGCGACCGGCGACAATCGCCTTGTTTATGATTCAAACGCCCAGCGCACGGTTGTGTTTTACAAGACTGCAACAGGTAATGGCAATCTTAACGGCTGTGTATTGCAAGCAAGCAATAGCGACATGAGCATAACGGCTGGTACGGCGGTTGCCGCAGACAGCAGTGGCTCTGTCGGCAACCTTTATGGTGCCGCATTTGATTCAAGTAACAATAAGGTTGTTGCAATCTACGAAAAAAGTTTCCGTTTGTATTCAGTCGTTGGCACTGTAGACAACAGTGATAACTCAATCAGCTTTGCTACCGCTGTTGAGTTACCAGCAATCAACAGTGAAGGAAATTATGACCCTTATAGCGCCACCATAGGGTATGACGTTTCCGCTAGTCGCCTTGTGGCGCTCACTGTGGAAACAAGCAATGCAAATGAATTTCAAGGCACATTCCTGACCAGCGGATCAATAAGCGGAACAACTGTTAGTTGGAGGCCGTGGACTAAGTGGCTGACAGGAGCAGATGCTTCTGGAGACTACTACACGATTACAGAGCCGACTTTTGTATACAACTCTACGACCAACACAAACGTCTTAATCGGAGAGCGAACAACCGGAAGTCAAATAACCATGCAGGAGTTCAAGCTGGACTCTAACGGCGATCCATATTTCACATTGGGGCCAAAGGTTATTATAGAAGGCAGTAATCAAGACCGCCAAAGAATGGCTTATAGCACCACAGATGAGCTAATGGTTCTGGGCAGGGCGAACGGGAGCAACACAACGTATTGCGTTGTTAAAGATCGTAGTGGCGCTCTTACTGAAGGAGAGTTTGCAGGAATATCAGATGCCGCATATTCAGACGGGGCCACTGCAACACTGCAAATTACGGGAAGCGTTGATGATTCTCAAACAGGACTAGAGGTTGGAAGGCTTCATGTTCTTCAGGGTGACGGCACCATCGTCCCTAAACATAATTCGGGCGACTATGTGACTGCCGCCAGCAACAAAGAGCCTAACGTAGATATTGGTGTAGCAAAGTCTGCTACAGAAATCTTAATAGAGTAAGGAAGGACTGTGAAAGTTATTACGGAAACAGCCACTAAGGTAGCCAAGTATCTACTTGATGACAGCGTTACGGTAACGCTGGAGTCAAATAGGATTGTGTTAGGCGACCTTTCCGACCCAGATGAGTATATAGCTGACCTAAACTCGGGCAACGCGACCTTGCACACAGGCGCTACAGGGCCGGTTGATGGTGACGGAAACTCAACATGGTATGGCTGTAAGTACACCTTTGATGGGACAACGTGGGCAGAAGTGTCCGGTTGGGTTCAGCCCACGCCTCCAGAAGAATCTGAGTAAAGGTATACGTTATGGCCTTGATTATTAAGGACAGAGTAAAAGAGACAACAACGACTACCGGCACGGGCAACGTGGCCTTGGGCGGCGCAGTTAGCAACTTTGTCACGTTTTCTTCTGTTCT